ATATTCAAATAATTTAAATGCCATAGATTTTTCTGGATTAACTTTAATACCTCTAAAACCAAATATACCTGCAAGCTCGTATGGTATTTCATATATTTCAGATCCTTTACCTGCCTCACCTGTAATTGCTTTTTTAGTTCTTTCAAATGGCTTTGTTGTTGGCATTAAAGTTTTTGCAAGATGTGACATGATAATTGCAATTTTTTCTGGATCAGGTGTTTGATCATTATATAACTGTTGACCTTCTCTTGTTCTTCCATTTCTTCCCCATATATCCATAAATGCCTCTGTGTAGATGGACTCTGATATAAAGGGTGATGCAGTTTGACCAGCAGCACTAGCTATACCTTGAATAAATCCTTTTAATAATATTTCTTCATCTTCTATTCCTTCTTGTATATTTCTCAACACGGTTTGAAAGGGTCTTGTTAATGTATCGTAAACGTTATTTTTAGACCAATCGATGTAGTATAATTCATTTGTTTCAGGATCTTTAAAATATATTTTTTGTGAATCTTGTGCCCATGGTGCAACAAATTCATTTGCTGCATCAGCTTCGTCGTTTGATACACCGAAGATAGCTTGTGATCCTTTTTGTAATCCATATGGTATTGCAGTCATAGCTGTAGTCATACCAACAAGTCTTTTTAATGCTAACCCTTTCATAGGATTTGTGCTGGTAATAGGATTTAATTTTTTAGTAATAGGATCTCTTAAGTCATCAACTATTTGTCTAAATATACCAGTGCCTGTTCTAAATACTTCTGATGGCCATGACATAAAGTTACCAAAAGGTGATACCCTTGCAGCTCTTACAAACTCACCAACCTTTGCATAGTTTGGAACAGTGTCTTGAACTATTTCAGCTGCTTCTTTTTTTAATGCATCTTTAGATATTTTAATACCCGCTTTAGCATATGCATCAGCTCTTTGAACTAATTGTACTTCATAATTTATAATTTTCCATATATCATCTTCTGCAACATATAGATCTTGCATAAACTTACCTGTTTTTTTAATACCCCTAGAAAGTTTTTTACCTAAAGAATTTATCATTGGTTTTAAAATGCTATCTGTTGCAAAATTACCTTCACCAAATTTTACATCTTTCATTAGGTTACGTAAATCACCGTATCTAACGTTTGTATTAACAATACCTAATTCTAGATATTCTCTGTATTTTTCTTGAGATAAAGTTTTTCTTGGTCCTCCTACTTGAACCATTCCAAACGCGTTTGACATCGCTCTTGAAAACACTCTTGGATCTGTAAATATTACACCATTTGCTAAGGCAAATGCACTAGAACTTAAAAAGTTTCTTATGTGTGTAGGTATAGATAGAATTGTTTTTGCATATTGTGCTCCCGCTTTAGGTGTTAATAATAAATTACGCCATGCCCATGAAAATGTTTTACCTATGGGTCCACCTGTTTCACCTCTCATAAAATCTTGTATTTTAGATACGTTAGTAAAACTTTCTGCTATTTCTCTTGTGGTATAAGTTCCAGATAATCTGTTTACTAATACACCATCTTTAAAATAATTTTGAACATAATCATCCATTTTTACTATTTCAGGTGTTGGACCAAATGCTCTTATTGCAGATAAAGGGCTATCGTGAAAAAAACCTCTTTGACCAAACGGTGTTTCAGAAGTCACTTTTGCTTTCATTGCATCATCTACATCTAATATTTCATCAAACAATTGATTTTTTCTAGCAGTCACAGATAATCTATTCATACCTTCAAAAATAGAGTGTCGAACATCATTAATCTCACCAAATAAATCTCTAAATACCTTTGATCCTTTACCTATTACTTGTATTTCTTTTTTACCTCCTGGTAATTTATTTTCTAATGTTTGTGCAAATGTTTTTAAAGCAAAAGCATCATCTGCTGACTTCGATAAATTTTGATATGCAAAAGTAGGTAAGGTATCTCTTGATGGATCCATCTTTCTAACTTGAGTTAAGATATCGTTAACCATACTTTCAGCCTCTATTGGTGTTATTGGATTTTTATTTTTAGCTGCATATCTCATAAATAATTTAGCGGCAGCGTCAATATCTTGTCTTGTTGGTTTGTATTTTGAAAAAAATCCTGCTTCTGTGTTTTCAAATATTTCAAATGTATTACCAATGTAATTTTTAACTCTATTACCCATAATCTTTCTAAGATCTTTTGTAACACCTGGAGGTAAATCTACTTTAGCCCCTGGACCTGATGCTGTTACTTCTAATAAATTATTAAATTCACTTCTTGTTTTTGTAAGAGCTTCTGTAATATTATTAAGAACAACAGCTCCTTCTTTTTTTCCTAATCTGTTTATAACAACATCTTCAACTTTATTTGTTAATTTTTTTGATAAAGGTTGAGTTAAATTACCTTCGAATAAAGTATCATCTAAAAGTTTTAAAAAATTTTTTCTTTCTTCACTAGCGGACGCGTTAAAAACTTTTCTAAATTCAGGAAAAACTTTATCTACTTCTTTATCTATACGTGCAACTTGTTCTTCAGCAAAGTTAACATCTCTCATTTCTCTTGCTTTTTGAGTTTTTTTAGCTTGAGCAACTTCTAATGGTTTTGTACCTCTAAACCTAAATGCCGCTGCTAATTTATCTAAACCTTTTTCTAATACTGAATTACTATAAGCTAATTGTTTTCCTCTTTTAGCTAGAGTTTTTGCACCTAGACCTATACCATATACAAAGGGTGTTAAAAATATAGACTCTGATCCAAATCTTAATCTATTGGCTAATTTTCTAGCGGCATCATCTGAAGGATCTGATCTAACATCCCTGTCTAATTCTGTAGGCCCTCCTTCAAATAAATCACCAAACGTTCCTATCTTTTCAACATCTGCAACAAGTGTTTCACCTAATGCACCACCTGCAACAACCGCTGTAAATCTTTGTTTACCTGATAATTTGTTTAACTCTTTAGTCTTGGCCACGCCTTTTTTAAGATTACCTGATTTAAAGTTTACTAGTTTACCAGCTTTCTTTGCTTGTATTGCTTTAGTTGCAAGTTTAGTTGCTATTTTTGCACCTATACCTCCCGGTACCCCAATTTGAATTAATGCTTCTGTTAATCTTCCTACCGCTCTTTTTTCTGCAATTTCTTCAAAAGGATTTAATCTATCAAAAAATAAATCAACATCTGCTGCAAGATCTGTGCCTGCACCTAAATCAATTAACTCTGCACCTAGAGATACAACTCCTTCTCCAACTTTTATAATACCGGATGCAACTCCTGCTGCAAAAGCTTTGGCACCGGATACTTCATTGTTGTCTTCAGCCGAAGCTATATCAATAGTTACTTCACTATCATCAGTTATGCCATAACTTTGATTAAGATCTTGTTTATTTAAATCTTGAGTTTTTTTAGTCTCTAATTCTTTTTTATCAACTAAGAGACCAGTTGTTGGATCAATAACAAACGTAGCCATTTGTTACTCCGTTCCGTCAACATTTTCGATAGGTTGTAATGTAAATTGATCTATTTCAATAAATTCATTGCCTTTTCTTTGAAATGCTCTTGATGTGGTTGCATCAAAAAAGACAGCTCCATCAGGGACAGAACTTTTGTCAGATTCATATTGTGATCTTACGTCATATGTATTCGCTCCTGATTTCTTAGGGTTATAAATATAAGCTAAATCAAAATATTTTTTTCCTTGTTCTATTGCATTTAATCTAAAGTTAGCTATGTTTTCAGCTTGAGCTTTTTTTAATCCTCCCGCTTCATTATAGCTCTCAATTAAAAATTTAAACTGTGAAGGACGAGTTTCAGCTTCATAACCTTTTTTACCTTTAGCTAAAGCAATCTGTTTTTCTATATCTAATACTTCACCTTGTATTGCTAAATCTCTTTCCATTTCTCCTTTTTTAGCTAGACCGGCAAAAAGTTGTCCAGTTGGTTCTTTGAAAGCTCTTGCAGCATCAGCTAAAACACCACCACCTGATTCAGGTTGTCCAACTAAATTTATACCACCTTGAATTAAAAATTGAGAAAGAGGGTCTACTGCAGTGCTTGGATATTTAGCTGCTATTTTTGCAAGTCTTTCAGCTGTTGAACCTGCCTCAGCAAAATTTTCTCTAATACCAGTCATAATGCCGTTGCCGACATTTCCACCTCTTCTAAACATTGGTCTTTTAAATGTTGTACTCATTATGATGTTATTTTTAATTGTTGTGGTGTTAACGCTCTATATATACCTGCAAGAGTTGATCCTACACCTAATGCTGTCGATATTGGGCTTGGACCTGGAATGTTAGCTTGTTGTGTTTGACCTGGGTATCCAGCAATTAAACTTGTTACACCTGATCCTAAAGTCTGAGCTGCAGTTAATGGTTGTTGTAATTGTTGTTGAGCCAACTGTTGTTGAGCTGTTAAACCTGCTTGTGCTTGAGCCTGTTGCTGTGCACCAAGAGTTGATAAACCAGCAATTTGCTGACCTGCTAATTGTGGTGCAAGTTGAGCTAAATTTGTTTGTTGTGCAAATGCTTGTTGTGCAGCTTGTTGAGCTTGACCAAAACCTTGTTGTAATAATTGTGCTTGTATTGCTGCTCGGTTCCTGTCGCTTGCTGCTCTGTATTCTGCTTCAGCAACACCTTGTCTTCCACCACCAAAAGCACCTGATGTGATTGCAGCTTGTGCAATTTGACCTAAACCTTTTTGTGCTTGAATATCATAGTCTTGTAATGTCGTATTAATTACATCTTGTTGATACGGAGACATGAATTGTTGATAAGCTTGTGGGCCTGTAGTTGCTGCAGCTGTAGTTAAAAATGGTTGGAAAGAACCTAAACCACCAGCTAATGATTCAGCTTGTGTTTGTAATGCACCTGGTCCAGCTACAAATTGTGGTCCAAAAGTTTGAGAAAGATCTGCTTCTTTAAATCCACCAACTGCTTTTGTTAAATCATCTAAATAAGTTTTACCAGCAGCTTCTATAAATGGTGCTGGTAATATTTGTGTTTGTTGTACAGCCATTATACTCTTCCACCTTCCTCTAACATTTTCATTTGATCATATAATCTTTGTGCGCCTTTATTGACGTCTCCGCCTCCCATACCTCGGACAGCGTCTGCAGTGAATACAAATTCATTGTTTGACAACATAGCAGGAATGTCGTCTGCCTTCTCTTGTACACCAACTGGAGGAATAAATCCACCTGTTTCTCTAAGATCTAGTTCTGTTATACCTGCTGGATTTTTGTTTAAAGGTAGGCCCTCGATGCCTGATGCTTTGACCGCATTCATTTGTGAACTGTCTGGCCCATATGCAAAACCTATACGTCCACCATCTGCAAAATTTCCTGTTCCTACCATTCTAATAAACTCTCTAAAACTCTTTGTTCCACCTGATGCTCTGTAACGTTTATAAGCTTCTAAAGCTTCTTTAACTTTTCTATCTTCTTCTTTAAATGCATCTTCCATTGTAAATCCTTCTTTAGATGCCATTTTATCATTACCTAAAGGCTTTATTGGTTTTGGTTTAAAAGGATTAACAGGTTCTGTTGGATCATTAGGTAATTCATCAGTTCCTCTAGCATAACCTATACGTCCACCTTCTGCTTCGTTTGTTCTAACAAAGCTTGCGACTTCAGCTTCATATGCTTCAGGTTCTTTGTCTCCAATTGGATTTAAATTTCTATAATATCTGTCTAAATATTTTCTTACTAATCCTCTATCTCCAGACTCTTTTAATTGTTCAACGTCTGCTTCAGCTTCAGGAGTTAATAAACCAGCAACAGCTGACGCTCCTAGTATACCTGCTGTAGCTCCACCTCCAGGAATTTTTGAAAAAGCTCTTTGAAATAAATTTTGTTTTCCTGTAAGAGCTACTTCATCAACTAAGTTAGGTGATATATTTCCTCCTGTAAAAAATGCGGCACCTGGTAAATTTCTTAGTTGAAAACCTGGACCCATCGGTAATCCAGATCTTTGAAGACCAAATAAATTACCACCACCAGCGTAATACAATGCAGCTGCAGTTAATGCAGCTTTACCTAAGTCAGATCCTGCTACATCTTTTACTGTATCCACAGCTCCACTAACTACTTTTTTAACAGGTTTTGTTATTGATTTAACAAAGCTGCCTAAACCGTATAATTGTCTTGGATTTTGCATTCTAGAAATTGCCATAATTTTTCTATCTTATATAAAAATCTCCTATTTTACAACTTAGAATCTGATCCTAAATTGATGCCTTCTACTATTATTTTTACGTCTCTTCTTATATGTTCTCTTTGAGTATCAGAGGCTGGATTAGCAATATCTGCCTCAGCTTCTTCATTAGAAGAATACTCCTCTCCTGTAACCGTATTAGTTAGGGTTACCTCTGTTTTAGGAGTCAATATTTTGACCTTTTGGCCCCCTATCATTTCAATTTTTTCAGTCGCTTCTTTTTCTATAAATGACATATTAATCCCTGTTTATTTCTAGCAAAGAAACTACCATGTGTAGTCTATCTGCTGTAGTTGCTTGTGCTTTTAATATCTCTCCTTCTTCTAGCACAATAGGTTTGGTTATCAACTCTTCTGTTGCATTTGCAGATACAGCTTTAGTTTTAAATAAAGAAAAAACAGCAGAACTTGTATCTGTCAATGTTACCGATATTGAATCTGCATTACCTGAGTCTTCAGATACTAAAATATTATTTATAATAGCTCTAGAGTTACTAGGAGCTGTATAAACTACAGTATTGCCAGTAGTAGTAAAATCTACCTTTGCATTTTTATATATATTAGCCACTTAAAAACCAAGAAAATCTTTCTTGCTCCTGTTTTTGTTCATTTAAAAATGTAGAATTTAATTGTTCTACAACTAAAGTTATTGCTCTATTAATTTGTTTTTGGTTTGACAAATCATATTCTTCTTTTGGTTCTGGTATTCTAACATTTATTTTAGCCATTAAAAACTACCCATTTCATTTGAACCACCTGGAGCTGATGCATTTGAATTATCTGCAAAACCTCCGCCTCCGTTTCCACCTTGGTTTCCACCGTAAGCTTGATTACTTGTCATTGCTTGTAACGCTTGATTTCGTTGTTTTGCTAAACCTCGAGCCGCAGCTTCTTCTCTAGCATTTTGATCTCGTCTTCTTTGAAAAAAATCTTGAAGACTCGTTGATCTTCTAAATGTGTCTAATCCTGTATCACCTCTTAAGTCTGTACCACCCACTACTCCTGGTAAACTAAACTTATCTCCTAAATACCCTAAACCTTTAGCCACTAAACCAGCTAGAGGGTTATTAGTAGCTAGACCCAAAATACCTGAACCCAATTGTTTTGCAAAATCCATATTAAAACCTGGATTAAATTTTTGTGGAAAATCTTCGTAATACTCTTCTTCACGACCTGCATCATCTGTAAATTGATTTTGATCTATTTGATCTTGCCTAGGTACACCAAAGTCACCTCTATCAGACATACTCATAAAAGATCTTGTTGGTTCAACAAAAGGAGGATCTTGGGGTATTGAAGGATATACTCGTTCTTCAAATAATCCTTCATAATTTAAATTAGGATTATTTTGTCTTCTATATGATTCTAATATGTCGTATAGTCCACCCATTATCTTCTCCCATCCGGTTGAATATCAACCTTGAATGTTCCAAATCTCCATTCTTCTCCACTAGAGGTGTTTTCTATCTTAAGGTTAACATATCGACCTCTAGCTCTAGTATCCTTTTTATCTGTACTAGACGTAATTGTAAAGGGGCTTAAAGTTGTTGAACTATCGGATTGCTGAGGATATCTCTTTACGGATAAAGTAACCAAAGCATTTCCTGTTAAAGTTTTAAAATCAGGAACAAATCTTCTCATAGCTAAGAATACTTCTCCAGCTATAGTAGGCCCAGAGGCAACTCCCATTTGATTTCTTTGTCTTTGTTGTAAATCAAAATCAAACGATTTTATAAAAGAAGTAACAGTTGTAGTAGACCCATCTTCATTAATCTGGTCTGTTCCTACTTCGTGCTCAAACAGTTGTGTTTGACCTAAATTTTCTTGACCAACTACAGTTGG